TTAATTGATATTATGGCAATGTTCCATAGAGGAGGTAGAACTTATTTAACTAACCCACCAGTTGGAGAAAAATATCCAAATAACAAACCAGGTCCCAAACCAACTCCTCCAAAAACCACAGTTAAACAAGCTAAAGGAGGAGGAGATGGTCAAGATGGTCAGAAATTCTACTATACTGGTGTTGAATTTTTAGCAAAAGATGCTAGAGCACAAGCACGTTTCCCTAACCAACAGAATGCAGGAGCAATCCTTCAACAAATATCATCAACACTAGACTAATATGGTTATTAAATTGTTTGACCTCAAAAATGAGATGCTTCGTAACGGAGAGACGATGATAGATTTTCTATCAAATAATTTCTTGGTAAATTATTTCGATCCACAATTAGAAATTGCAAGACTTATGTTAGTCGAAGAACGTCATTTGTGTAGGATAGATTTACTTTCATATGAGGCATATCAATCGATTGATTATGTAGATGTTATTATGAAATTCAATCAAATAACAAATCCATTTTCAATGCAGATAAACGATATAATAGTATTCCCTACAAAAGCATCGGTGAATAGATTTTATCAGCAAGAGGCATTGCGAAATGATAAGCTAATATTAGATACCAAAGCTTTATTCATAGATCCTAGTCGTGCAAGTCAAAAAGATAAAGCTAGATTAGAACAACTACAGAAAATAGCAGATAAAAGAAAGAATGGATCGAAAGAAATAAAACCGGCTAATTTACTTAAAACTGGAGAAGTTCCTTTCGTTACAGATGGTACTGCATTAACGTTTTCACCATATAACTCTAAGGCTATGCCATCATTGACTGCATTAACCTCAGAGATACCAAAACCTAGTCAACTATAATATATGAGTAATTTAGAAAGAAGCATAGTAACTCTCATCGAGCCAACTATTAAAGTTGATAAGCTAATGGTTGAAGATTCGGAATCAAAGAAAGCGGTGGATGAAAAGAATCCAGCAGCACCGAGTGGAGATGACAAGCTAAAACAATCGAATCGACTAGGACAAGTATCACCTGTTATTTTTATTAACACAACCAAATTTGAAGAGGCAGAAATTGAAAATTTTGAACTTGATATGTATGGTCCTGTTCCAACAATCAATTTCTCGATAATTGACGCTAATCGTAAGATGAATATAACCGGCCCATTAGATGGAGATGTAATTTCTCTTTATCTAAAACCACCGGATGATAAGAATCAAAGACCTATTCGTATAGATTTCGACATATCTTCAATGGATCCATTCGGAGATGCCGGATTTAGATTTAATGGATTGATGAAAGTTCCTGGGTTATATGCCGAAACGAATAAGTCATTTCCAAAAGACTCATCATTTAATCATTTACAAGATGTAGCAGAGTTTCTCAAAATCGGATTTGCTTCAAACGAAACTGCCACTGAAGATAAAATGGTTAGGTTATGTCCTTATGTGAATTTGAATGAATTTTTAGATGAAACCGTTAACTCTTCTTATAAAGATGATGATTCTTTCTTCTGTTGGTTTATTGATCCTTATTATTACTTAAATTATGTTAATGTAAATAAGCAATTTTCATTAGACGATAAGACAGATCCAATCAATATTACTAACGGTAATCTTGGATTAGGTTGGGATCAGGGAGAAACCGAAAAATCTATTAAAGGATCACTGGTATTAACCAATAGGTCAGACATGTCATCAACTAATGTGTACATCAAAAGTTTTTCGCTTGAAAATAATGCCGCATCGGTTGCATTAAGCGAAGGATATAAAAGATATGTACAATATTACAATGTTGGTGACGGAACCGCTAAAGGTGAATATGTTTCAAATTTCGTCGATCCATTAACAACTAAAGGAGCGGAAGAAAAGCTAATTCTACCTAAAGGAAGAAGAGATGAAGACCGATACAAAACTCAAGTGAAGTATAAATGGTTAGGTAAAATTTCAGGAGATGCAGACGGAGGAAATATGCATGATAATTTCATATTCTCAGAAGTTCTTAATCATCAAAACAAGAAAGAAATAACCAAACAATCTCTAAAAATTGAGATGGAACAAATGAATTTTTACATATACAAATATATGAGAATTCCTGTTTTAATTTATCAAGGTGCAGAGAATAATGCAGAGTTTAATAAGCTGAATCAAAGAGATAAAGATCTAGGAGAAGACAAACCAGGAGCTCCAGAAGGAGGTCGTAATGCTGAACAAGGAAACAATCAAACTGCTCCTGGAGGAAAGGTTGGAGACGATCAAAGAGATTCAATTAAAAATGAATTTTTGACTGGATATTATGTTGTTAGTGGAATTCGATATAAATGGACTTCACCAGGACCGGTATCTATGGAGATGACACTTCTTCGTAGAGAATGGCCAATACCAGCTAAGAGTAAAAACTACTAAAAATAAAAGAAAGAAATGGCATTTTCAGCTAGATCGCAAAAATACAAAGATGGAGGTCTTAATAGATTTAAGAAAACAAATTTATTTTTTGAGACTAATCCATATATTCTGTTTCAGGATCCTACATACATAGGATTCAAGCTATTCTTTTTGGTTAATCAACCGGACAGTAAGCTGCTTTCAGATCAAGCTTTACCAAATACGGCTATGGGATATTTGACGAATATTGGTGATACTGCAAGAGTGCATTATCTACAGAAATTTGTCCAACATTTAGTTGCCATTAATCAACAAACTCCTTGGTTCTTTCAATCAATTGAAGGACTTCAAGATGCATGGAAACATGGATATCAAGAAGCAGATTTCAAACCTTTACTCCCTGCTGATAGAAAAATCTCTATTAAATGTTTAGAGAGTATTGATTTACGTATGACTGCCTTAATTGATCTTTATCGTAAAGCATGTTTTGATTGGCCAAATAGACGTGAGGTAGTTCCCAAGAATTTACGTCAATTTACCATGTACATATACTGTTATGAAAACCGAACGATAAATGTTAAAGGTCAACCTGGATCTAATTCGCTATCCTCACTCAAAGAGTATGCGGCATTACCAGAGGTTAATCAACGTCAAATAGATCAAAACAAAATTATGTTAGGTATTCCATTAAGTGATCCTAATGTTGCGAAAAAAATTCCATCTATCGATTCAATAAAAGCTGGGGTAGAAGGAGTAATCGGGATTGGTCAAAAAAAGACGGCAGATGATGGATTTGATAATGGAAAACAATTTGCAAATAATATAGATAACACCATCAATAGAATCATGTTTAAATTTGATCTATGTGAATGGTTACCTGATGAGAGTGGAGTTATTGGGGCTAAAGTAAATAACATAACCGGAGAACCAGCAGAACAAACTTTATCATTCTCATACAAAATGGTTTATGAAGAAAATATCTACAACCTATTTTCAGGAATAGGTGTAACTGACTTGAATTATATTCTAGATCAAAGTGCATTAGATAATGCTGAACCGACTCTAAAAAATCTAAAAGCTAAATTCGATGAAGGTGGTGGATTTGATATGAAATCAGTTCTTAATGGAAACTTCAATTCGCTTAAACCATTTGCATCAATGGCAGCTGATAGATTAACCCAGGCGGTTGCATCGAGAGCAAAAGGTCTTCTATTAGGGAATATTTATGGATTCTCTGCCGCTAACGTTGCCGGTGCTGCACAATCAATTCTTACCGGAGATCCATCCACAATGGTTCAGGGAATATCATCTCTTACAAGTATGGGTGGTGGAGCTTCCAAGAAAAATGACACACAGCAAATCGAAGGAGAACCGAATGTATTCGATGAAACTTCACCCAGTCAAGCTCTAATGAAGAATATGCAAACTGATTTAGGTAATGCGTTTTTAGGGTTTCAACCTTCAAGAGCAAATGATAATGGTCCAGATTCTAAATCACAAGCAACCGGTAATGATCAGGCTTCATTGGCAAATGATAATGGTCCAGATGCTACCTCACAAGGAAAAGGTAATGATCAGGCATCATTGTCTAATGGATAACATAATCATATAATAGTATAAGATGGCAATAAGAGACTTTTCAAAAGATGATTTACGTAACACCTCATGGTTAGGTGAAGTGGTAGATATTGAAGATCCTCAGAAAATTGGTCGAATCAAAGTTAAAGTTTTTGGTAAGTTCGATGAACTAGAAAATGATGCTATTCCATGGGCCTATCCAGGAAATAATATCTCTGCCGGAAGTGCAGATGGAGGATCTTTCTTCTCAGTTCCCAAAAAGGGATCTATCGTTTCCATCAAATTTGATAATGGAAACATCTATTATCCTGAATATTTCTTCAATCAGCATTTATCACAAGATGCTCGTAAAGAAATTGAAAACTCTTACACAAATGCTCATATAATAGTTTATGATACTGTTACTGAAGGAGCACTCAAGATATTCTTTACTGAAGAAAAAGGCCTTATGATTGATTATAAAAAATCTCAAATTAATATAAAACCTGACAAATCTATTATCATTCAAAATGCCTCAGGAAAAGGTAAGGTTGAGATGTTAGATGATGGTAATATGAATATCACTCAATCAGAAACAATAACCGCTAAATGTAAAAACTTGATAATTGACCACGCTTCAAGCATAGAATTAGGTAAAGGTGCAAAAGAACATCTTGTTCTAGGAGATACATTTATGGACTATTTTAATACTCATACTCATATAGGTAATTTAGGAGCTCCTACATCTCCACCAACCGCTGGTCCTGCTGGAGGTATGAAGAAAACTCATTTAAGTCAAATGGAAGTCAAAACTAAATAATTAAGATATGCCTTTAAAAACGTCCGATTTAGAAAAAGAAATGAATACCATAATGAAAGATGGATTCAACGCTGGATTAAAAGAATTCATGGATCAAATGTCAGGTCTTAGTAATGCAAAGGCTAAAGGAGATGCGGATGGCGTTGTTTCTTCCGCTAGAGCAGCTGCATCAACTAAGTTTGCCGATACAGTGGCTCCAAAATTATCAAAGGCAGTAGAGACTTTTGTAAAATCCGCCACAGTAAAAGCCATCACAATCCCTCCAGGCCAAGCAGTTGCTACTGCTGGATCTCCGGCCGCACAGACAGGAGCAACCACGGCTCCAGTTCAATCAACTCCATTAGTTAATGGATTGGAATAATCCCAGAGATATATAATCTAATAATACAATAATCTATTTACATTCACTTTAACAAACAAAAAAATGACAGAACAAATCGAATCTTTAATGACGAAAAAAGTATGGACCGACGCAGATTGGGAAGCTTATGAGTCAGAATCCTTTGGGAGAAGAAGAATCAACAAAAAAATCAAACATGCTCCAGGTGACAAATCAAAAGTCTTTTACAATGGGCCAGACGCTCAAAAGATTTATGATTTATACATGGGATCTCTTGCTAATATAAAAGAGCCTAAAACCGGAGATGTTGTCCTTGCAACAGTATTAACGGTTAATGAGGAAAAACACAATGCAATTCTTTATGTAGGTTGGCGAGAAGATGCCATTCTAGATCTTAAAAAAGAATCGCCAGAGTACATTCCTAATATTAAAGTAGGAAATCAAATTGAGGTTATTATCGAAACTAAAGGATCTAATGCTCCTATCGTTGCCTCTTATTCTAAAAATGTTCAAGCTTCTAAACGTAACGAAGTATTTGAATCTATCGGTAAAAATATTGCTTACTCAGGTAAAGTAGAAGAACTTATTCATGGAGGTTACTTCATTAATATTGATGGCGTTCGTTGCTTTATGCCAGGATCTCTTGGTGGAATGAACAAACTAGTTAATTTTGAATCTTTACTTGGACAGGTAATTTACGTTGTTCCAATCAATTACTCAAGAGAGAAAGATTATATCGTGGTTTCTCACCGTGAATATCTTAAAGCCCTTGTTCCTCAAGAAGTTGAAAAACTTATTATCGGTCAAAAATACTCAGGTTTCGTTACTGGAACTAGCCGACATGGAGTATTCGTTGAATTTAATGGTTGCTTAACTGGTCTAATTGCAAAATCGGATTTAGCAGAAACTAACTTAGAAGAATACAATTCAGGAAGAATCAAACCGGGTGATGCTATCGACTTCTTCTTAAAAGATGTTATAGATGATACAAAAATCATACTTTCATGCAAACCAGAAACTATTGTTAATGAGTGGGAAGGTATCGAAGATAAATACAAAGTGCCATCGGTGGTAACGGGTAAAGTAAAGAGAATCGTGAAATACGGAATCTTTGTTGAACTAGAACCTAAAATCGTAGGCCTATTACACAAATCTCATCTTAATGAAGATATGCAATTTGAAGTTGGTCAAGAAATCGATGTTAAAATCGTAAAGATCGACAGAGAATCCAAGAAAGTAGACTTTACTGTATAATTTCTTTAAGATAAATAATAAAAGGAAATGGTACGGATATGGACTACAACTCACTTAATTTTACACCTCTATTCGAAAAGAGCTTAGTAAGAATCACTGCGGAATTTCACAGTGATAAGAGTAATAGTGCAGCATTAGAAACATTATCAAAGGATCTGAAGCGCAAGGTAACGCCTTCAGATCCTTCTTCTATGTCTTTTCAATTGAAAAGAGATGAATCCGGGAAATTCACATTTTCTACCGGATTCTTGCTGTACAGAGACGCTCGTCTTACTCTAATCGATCTATTCAAATGGATGGAACGTAATACAAAAACTGAAAGAACCGATAATCTTTATCTAGATCTTAAGTTTATTGATGAAATTGCTGGACCATTTAAAGGTACTCTGTTTAATACATCAACAAAAATCGATTCAATCGACAAAATCAAATTCGCTTTAGGATTTGATGAAGATGGAGTCTATAAAGTATTTCCGTCAAGAAAAAATGGATTTAATTCACAAACAATTAGAAATTTTATCCCTCAGCAAAAATTCCTGATAAAAACCAAATACATAGATCCTACCTCTTATGATATTCCCAACACTTCAAATAGTGGAGTAAATTTTGAAACTTTAATTGATGGATATGTGAGATTACAGTACATTGGTGGAACTAAATACGAAGAAAAATCTAGTGAGATCCTTACAATACTTAATCAATTCACGATTGGTTGTTGGGATGCCGTTATTAATAAGACCTACACAAAAGACAACATAGATAAATTCGTAACGATAATATCTAAATCTAAAGGCGCAAGAGAAGCTTACCTAGATTTTGGTCTATTCCAAAAGAACTTTCCTAAAGTTAAATTTACTGTAGATTTACTCGATAGTCCAAAGATACTTGAATCCTATTATGGAATTCTAAAAGATCGTATATATGAAATATTCAGTAACATTACCATTGATGGTGAATGTGATTTGAATTACGACACCTTACTTTGTACATTTCAAATTAGATCAGGTAAATTCAGGGCTAATAAGCTAATGAAAATTGACTTCGTTGATTGCGAAATCATGAGTGGAACTTTTGAAATGTGTGATTTTTACGATTGTCAAATCATTGATTCTTCACTAAATTATTGCAATTTATTTTTACATTCGATTGCCGATAGATCTAACCTAATCGATTCATTTGCAAATAGAACGGTCCAACTTAAAAATTGTGAAATTGATGGTATGAACACTGTCATCAATTGCGATGTTATTGGAGGACTAATCAAAAAATGTAAAGTTGGTGAACATGCAAAAATATCGAAAGATACGGTTGTTATTGAATACTCACCTATCAAATCAGGGTACTTTGTCGCTGGCGATCGAGTAATTATACCTACAAAAAAATTTAAAACGCTGTGATAGACAATTGTAACGATCCAAACTCTCCTGCCGGAATAGCCTACGATCAATTTATATCTGATGTTCAACAAGAACTAAGTGTTGCATGTGCATTACCATTCACAACACCAAGACCGGAAATTGAAAGAATTATCAAGTATGCTGCGGAATGGTTCTATAAGAAATACGAAGATGCAGTTGAAGAAAGATATTATGTAATTCCAGTTAACTGGTTTGGTACTCCTCAATTTAAAAGAGAAAGATCAATTACTCTTCCGGATTGCGTATTTTCAGTATTCTCGGTTAAGAAGCTAAGAGAAGACTTTGGTAGATCAATGTCTTTTGATGGTACTGCCGATTTTGGTATTGAACGTTTGTTCTTATCTGATTCGGTTTCATTAGGTCAAGGAACAGAAAACTTAATGTACTATACTCTAAATATGTATTGGTTAGATGTTGCATCACATATAATCAATCACACCATCAGTTATAACTATAACCGTAATACCAATAAGCTATTCATCGCTGGTCAAAAGCCGGATAGAGATTGTGTTCTACATGTATACACTAAGGTGCCGGTTGATAAATTAATGGAAGATGAGCTATTCTTCCGTTATGTTGTGGCTAAATGTAAAATGCAGCTATCGAGAGTAATTGGAACATTTGATTTTAATCTCCCTGGTGGAATCAAAATCAATTTCGATTTAATTCGTAGTGAAGGTGAAACTGCTCTAGAGAAAATAGAAGAAGAAATCAAATCCGAAGAAGGTATGGACTTTTTCTTTACCTCGGGAGGATCTTAATATACTCACAGACGATCTTCTTAGATCATCTGGTGAAACGAAAATAAACCTAAAAGAATTAATATTAATGGCAATCGACATATATCTAAGAGTCCCTACGGATCCTAACTACGACCCTACGCAGATTGATGGAGATGATATGTTCCAACAATTTTTGCAATTAATAGAGATGTTATTGACTACGAAAAAAGGAGAGGTTCTTGGAAATCCTGGTTTAGGATGTAACCTAGAACAATTCTTGTGGAATGATCAGATAACATCTAGTTCGGTGAAGCGAGAGATAATGACTCAGATTCTAACATATGGAAGCGATTATGGATCGGTTATTCCATATGATATTGAAGTAAATTTCATTGCTGGAGATATTACCGACAGTATTTTGGTTGATATTTTTATTAATGATGAAAAAGTTCTCGGCGTCGCCGCAACCCCTTAATAACATGAATAGATATAATAATGGCAAAGCTTAATAAGATATTCTCGACTAATAAGATAGATTATCAACAACTACTTAATAGTGTATATGTGTACCTGATTGATACTTACTCTCAGGCACAAACCGTGTTCTCTAAGGCATCTCCTTATGGACAATTACTTGATGTAATTAATAATTTCTCTCAGCTATTCTTCCTTTACCTAGAAGATGCGATTGTAGAGAATAACATATTAACTGCTCAAAAGCAAAAATCTATTTATGGATTAGCTAGATTAGTTGGACATAATCCAACCAGAGCTCTATCTGCACAAGGAACGATTCGTATTAAAATGAATCCGGGAGCTCAGGCAGATATTAATGCATCATATCTTCTATTTCTTAATAAGACTCGTTTAAGTTGTGTAAATAATGGACTTGATTATTTTATTCAGATGGGTAATGCTTTAGGAAACGTTAAAGTAGATTCAAATAATATTGGATATACTTCATTTAAGATAGTTCAAGGTATATTAGACACTCAAACTGCAATATCTGATGGATTTCCTCTACAGACTTACAACTTCCAAACCGATAGACCTATTGAAAATGATATGGTTTATGTTTTTGTGAATGGTGAGCCTTATGAAATCAAAGATTCTCTATATGATATGACTAAAGATCAAAAGCAATGTATGGTTAAAACTGGTGTTGCTGGTGGTATAGATCTTATATTCGGAAACGAGGATTTCGGAAGCATTCCAGCATTTGGATCTAAAATCATGGTTGAATATGTAAAAACGAGCGGCTTCCAAGGAAACATATTCGGTAAGAGTACCTCTATTCAATTCAAATGGTTGGATCCAGCATACTCAAATACCGGTGAGGAAATCGATATTAACGAATTCTTTAGTACTGAAATAGAAAAACCTATTATCTTAGGTGCCGATGAAGAGCCTACCGCTCTAACTAAATTAATTGCACCAAAGACTTCTAGATCATTTGTTTTAGCAAACCCTGACAATTACATTAATCTATTATCTAGGTTCAACTACTCGTATGTTGATGCATACACAACTAAAAACGACGGATTTGTTGAAGATGATAACGTAATCTACCTATTTTTACTACCGGATATTTCAAGAAGATTATCAAAGAATGCAGATTATTTCACAACGGATATTACTAATTTTTACTTAGATCCGGATGAAAAAGCTGCAATCATTTCATATATCAATCAAAGCGGAAGACAAATTATTTCGACGGAATTAAGTGTTGTAGATCCAGTGATTAAGAAATATGCGGTCAATGTGTTTTTAAGAATATTTGATACAGTAGATGCAGTTACAATTAAAAACGATGTTATCAATCAAATAACCGAGTATCTAATTAATGTTACTCGTCGTGATAGAATTCCTAAATCTGATTTAATTTCTATCGTTGAAGGTGTAAATGGAGTTGACTCAGTAGACGTTACCTTCGTTTCTCAAGAAAATGAAGATGCTATAAACGATGGATTCTATTATCGAATAGAAAAAACTTCTAATGTGGTTAGATCTCTTACTACCGAAACTTTGAAGAAGATAACCGTTGCTCCAGGTGAAAATCCTAGCTTGGGATTAGATGAATTTGGTGATGTTATCATTGAACAAAATGAAGTTCCTGTTATTAGAGGTGGATGGTTCGATCGTTACGGAAATTATTATGAAGAAGGTCTAAGTGATAAAGATTTCTCTTCTATTAACGTCATCATAAAAAGTGTAATTCCAGAAACGCTATCAACTAGAATAACAATGAAAAATAAAGATTCTATTAAGTAATGTATAAGCAAAGTATCTACAAAAAGATGTTGGCAGAATCCGAAGATTTAAAATACCGAGGATTCCAATACCAAGACACAAACATAATGGAAAAATTTGTTTCTAATCGTATGATTGGAAATCCTATCATGGAAGGTTTCCTTAAGAGACTAAATCCAATATTCATAAATTGGATTGAATCTGTTAAAAGGGTACAATTCTTTTATAACTACATAATTGATAAAAACGATAATAGCATAAACCGATAATGTTCAAATATCTCAATTTTTTTGGTAAAGATGGTGAATATCTTTCTTTCGATTACGACGAGACTAAAGATTTTTGGTCTGGTCGAATTGATCTGAATACGGTTTCTCAAGGTCTTATAGAAGATTACCAAATATACATAATGGAAGAGGTGTGGAATCCAAATCCAGGTCAACTTGAATATAGCTGGCCAAGAACTTCTACCATCAACGGTATCCGTGCATATTTTAATGCGGATGGTATCGCAAAACCCCTATCTGATTATTCTCCAGAATCATATGATTTAACTCAGATATTCATGTATGATCCTCTATCTCCTACTCCGGCAGATGGTTTGAATCAAATACCTGAGCCTTATGTAAAATCTGATTATGAATTAGGTGGAACTCCTGGTGGTACAGGAACTTACATAATCAATCAGATTTATGGAAATCCTTATTCAAGTGGAAATACTTCTGTCGGTTTACAACCAGTTACAATCGGTGCTACAATTGGATATGGTACTAGTAGTCCTGGTGATTATCAATTTGGATCTACCGGAGATTATCCATACATATCATACACAACACAACCCTATAATAGAGCAATGCAAATCAATCTGGCATTTAGACCAGATGATGAAGATGCATACACAACATACTTATTCTTGGAAACTTTAGGAGGTACTGCCTTTGCAAAGATCGAGATTTATGGTGAAGGTTTAAATGAAGATGATCGTCTTCGTGCTCTGTTAGAAACTTTAGGTTATGATATATTGCCAACTGATTCGATTATATTCGATTCATCAGATGTTAATGAACCTAACACTGATTGGAATTTAATCAATCGAAAAAGAAAAGAGCTTATCAATGAATATGCCAATATCTTTCCTTTCTTAGGTTCATACAAAGCCCTAATCAATATCATTAAATTCTATGGATATCAAAATCTAACAGTCAAAGAGTACTGGAAGAACGTAGATTTAAGATCCAAGAATTATGGTAAAATTCGTCAAACTAATATCATCGACATATTTTCGCCGGCTGCTAATTTTAATGATGCTAGAACAGTACCGAGCAAGATATTCAAGAAAACTAACCAATTTGGTTTATTCTTTAACATAACAGAAGCCACTAATGAATTTGATGATGATGGCTTACCGATCGTTAAAGAATCTTTCAATTTCACAATACAAGAAGTTCTAATTAAGCTATATGCATTAAAGAAAAAATTAGAAGAATACTTCTTACCTCTTAATGCTAGAATTATTGATATCGTTGGTGAAGCAATTTACTTCGCTAAATATGATATTAATGTTTGGAATGACCAATCTCGAATAGAAGCCGTTAGCTTGGGAATTAACCCTACTCTAACAATTCTTCCTGGAATAACTGGTCAGATTGAAGATCTTCGCCCTCTTTATTATTATGGAGCTGCAGTTGGACCGGATCTTACTGTTGGTGGAACTTCAAATTTTTACTCATGGAATATTCAAGTTGGAAATACTGCTAGTACAGTAGGACCTTTAAGTTCTATACAAACCTATTATTTAGATCTAGTTCCTGCCGGATCTACTACATATTATCGAGTTGCAACCGTTATTAAAACTGACGATGATACAGGAGAACAAACATATCCCGCAAATGTTATTGTTGATAAAATGATAACATCATGGAAAGGTGCAACGGAATCTTTATTCGAAAATTATAACGTCTTCCAAGAAGGAGGAACTAGTGGAGTAATGAGAATTGTATCTACAGTTGCCGGTGCCAGTGGAACCATTTATGCCGGATGGTATTCTAATACTGCAACCGCAATTCCTTCAGGTACATATTTAAGTCCAGGACTAACTGGTGGAACTGCAACATACATAGATATTTCGCCTTATGGAACATTTGGTCCAACCGGTGCATCTATTGGATATTATGGAAATGCCTTTCTTGGATATTTCAATGGTCTTAATCGTACAGTATATGAATTAAATGATGCACCTGATATTCCTGTTGGATACTCAATAGTTTTACAAAATAACACATTTGATTTAACATGGGATGAAGCAGAAGTATCATATAATCAATTAGATGTATTTGGATCTACCGGTCCAAGTGCTGGATTAGGATATACTCTATTCTCATCATTTGATAATAGTTATGATGTTATCGGATGGACATCTGTGAGTGGTGGATCTGCTGGACCATATCCGATTGGTGCAACATATGTGAGTATTCCAGTAATTCAAGGGGTAACATCATTCCCTTCATCTTTATATCCTTATACTAATCAATATGCATGGTATAATGTTGGTGATAGAGGATTCGTCGAAATGCAATGGAAAGTTGAAATGGTTCCTGGAGCCGGTGCAACTTTTTCACACACATCACCAAGATTAAGTGCAAGAGATGGATATCGATATCCTCTAATCTTACCTTATGTGGGTAAATATAGAGTTACTCTTAAGATGTGGGATCTATGGAATAATCTATCAATACGAGTAAATGACGATTTTATTACCGTTAATGAAAGTGGAACATCTGACTTTATTGGATGGTATCAACAACTGCAAAAATCTTATACCTGGAATGGTGCGGATAGAAGATATCCTGTACAAAGTGATTATTCAATATTCTCAGAGATTTGGAAAGAATCACACAAACCTGTCTTAAGATGGAAAGATTATAACACTACATGGGAACTACCATTTCACCCTAATGAAGAAATTGGTATGTTCGATATTACATACGATACTCTTGATACGATTGAATTCTATCAAACTCAGGCTAATACCAATTATGGAGATGATTACATCGACAAATTCCCTTATACATGGGATCTTGTAGGTGATTGGATGTCGTGGTTAGATGGATATCATTTATGGTGGGATGGAACTGGACCCAAGTTCAGCCAAACTATTGTAAGTACATTGGGTTATCCAACTGGAACTACTGGATCAACCGCATACCTATATGTTTCTAGAGGAAACAGTACTCTAAATATAGATCAAGGAACTAAAATTCTTTGGGTTGATGGTCCTACAGGATGGACTGGAGCTACAGGAGCTAGTGCTGCTCCTTCTGGAGGTACCGGAACTATCGTTTACTCTGCCGCTAATGCTAGAGCATATGTTTGGACTGGTAGTGAATGGAAATTTGATAATCAAGATTTAGATGGAATTGCAATTCCGAATGTTACTACTGGATCATCTGCCGGTTATATTGAAGCGGTTAAGAAAATAAATGGAATTGGAGAAACCAATCCTCATAGAATATTCCCTGATTTAATTGGGTATTATGATGAGGTTTATGATACTGGTTACATACCTAGACCTAGAATAACACTAGTCTCTAGAGATTATAGCCGTAAAGGTCAATATCGTTTTAACTATGGATTTAATTATCCTATTCCTACTGGTGGAACTATGATGGGTGGAACAGGTACTCAAAAATCTTTTGAAACTCCTTTCTTTGGATATGCTGGAGATATGCCTGCTACATTTGAAATCTATAAGATTGGTGGAACTTCTACTATCTTAATAGGGCCTACTACCTCGACCGGAATGACTGCTGCTTATACAACCGGTGCCACTAATTTAATCGATCTAGCAAATGAATTGAATACGGCATCTAACGCTGATTATCCTGGTTTGATGGAGTATACATATAATACTGTATATTCAGCACCTGGATGGACTAGTGGAACTGGACCTACCTCATTAATTCCTGTTAAGATACAGGCAATTGCTAAGGCATTCACTTCACCATTTCATGTAGACGTTGAGTATACTGGAAGTATCGTTGGTACTACATATGGAAGACCTTCAATCCAAAACATTAATTGGGATGCTATACGAGTTCTTAAATATCGTCAAATTCTACCAAGAATGACACTTTTAAGTTTCTGTTATGACAATTCAAAAATGAAAGGAAAGAAAAATCCAATATGGACTATCATTAAAGAAGGAAGCAATTCTACTGAGAATATATACTATAATAATCAGTACTTTTCGTACCTATTTAAAGATCCAGGAGATTACACAATATCTCTTCAACTTGAAGATACCAACGGAAACTTAAGTAAAACTGAGAAAAAACAAATAATAAAAATTGTATAAAAAATGAGTATTTCAATAACCTCACTTAACGGAACAGATGCACTATCGTCATCTAGAATCACGATTAACGATAACTTTTCAACAATTACTGATGCGTTAAACTCTGTACTTGCTATTATCGACATTTCAACTGGTAAGATTAATAACTCTGCTTATGGAAGTGACAATGATATCGAGACCGAAGATTTAATTGTTAGAGGATCAACTGGTGGAGGTATTACCGTTATTACCGGAAGTGTTAATGTAAACAATGGAAATGTAATTTCAGGTGGTTATATCGAATTAGGTTCAGGATCAAATGTACGTTTCGAGAAAATTGCTCGTAACTTTGCTAGTGTATCAGGAACTATCCCGGTAATTAACTTCTCTGGTACTGCTGGAACTGGTGGAACTGGCCCGGTTGGTGCTATGATTCTTCCTCGTTTGACTCTTGCAACCATTAAAGACATTCAATTCCCACAAATTGGTGCAGTAGTAAATGTTGTTACTGGTGCTAGTTGCTATCCTGTAATATGTACACAATCAGGAGTTACTGGAACATGGAAACCGCTTACCTTAGGTACAGCAATATAATAAAACATAACATTTAATGGCTACACCTTTATTAAGTCCACTTAGGGTACAAGGAGGAACATTCTATACATTCACATCTTCTGCTGAAGACATATCAAAAACCTTTACGGATGATGATACACGTTTTGTATTTTCGAAATATGCTCTTCTTGATATCCCGGATGTAAGAACTCCATCTGCTAACCGAGAAAATTATCTCGTATGGGAAGGGATTGGGTCTGTTGCAGGAGGTGGAACTTCTTCGGTGGCTACTCTTTCAATTGATGATAATATCAATCTTGCAGAATCTCTGCAAAATTATACTCTTAACTTTGAACAATTAGTTCTTGAAGGAACTAATACATTAGCCAGAGGTTATAATCAATCTGAGTTATACACAGTTTCTGAAAGAATATTTTGGAAATGGTTAGCTCAAGTAAATGCTATTCGTTTCAGGAATGCAACTGCATCTGAAAGTTCTGCCGGAACAAGATACACTGAAGAAGATCCTTCAGCTGTGTATAATCGAGTTGTTAAATACTTGGGTGATATAGACATTATCAATAACGTATCAAGAGATGGACATTCATATTCAGAAATTTATTTGAATGTGCCTACTCAACATGGTAATACTCCATATGCGCTATTTAAAACCTTCCAAGATTATAATTACTTCCCAGGAGGAATTTGGTCTAATGGAAATCCATATATTGATGGTCGTGATTCTGGGTCTACTTCACCTAGTGGATTAGATTTAAGAGCATATTATGATAGTGATCTTGGTGATTACTATGCAACTGGTGCAACATTTGGACTTGTATCTAATTCATCTGGATTTGCTACAATATCTGGTGGAAGTTCTAAACCAGTACTCATCTCAAATATGGATGGTGCTTTACTAGATTTTGAGGCTTCTTCATATCGTCCAATCGTTGACGATCCAGGTATTAACATCATTCCTGAATGGAATGCTAGTGGTGCTGCTGGTGACTTCTCATTTAACGCTGTACTTGTTTATTATGATGTTTATCAAGCATCAAATCCAACGGTTAGAGCGAGAAACCTTTATGGAATTTTATTCCTGGATGATTATACTAATGCATCTTCTAGCTTCTCATATTTAAAGAGATTCGATAAATACAAACCAAATCCTATTACCAAATTAAATGGTAACTCTTATGGATTGAAATTAAATTTGAAATTTGATACATCTGCTGATAATGTTGGAGTTGAAACGATAATCAACGATTACAATACATTCTCAATGGACTTGTTTATCGATGCTTCTGTTAGATTACAAGAAGCCGGTGAAATGTTCTTACGTCAAAGAAATGATGTGGCAGAAATTAGAACCGAAATTGTAAACTTAAAGAATATTGCATATTCTCAAGGAGGATTAGATCTTCTTTCTCAAAGAGTTTCTTTATTAGAAAGACAACTTAATAATGCAAGATTATCTTTTGCTAATGAAACTGCTTTATTAGATCTTATCAATAAAAATGCAGAAGATGTCAATAACATTCTTTCAGGAAGAACGAGTATAAGTTTAACCTACGATCTAGGAACATTTATGCCAGGTCCAGGTATTCTACTTGACAAATCAGTTCCTAATCAAATAAAGATTACAAACAGAAAACAGAATTATGATAATTTTGTTATCTGTAAGAATGATTCTGGTCAATTACAAACGAATGTAAATAATGGAAGAGTAGTTGCGGCAACAACAAATGGAAACGTATTGACTCTAGGTACATTCACCAATTATTTCAAACAAAAAAATACAAATGCTAATCCTAGTACAGGAATTGAAACATTTCAGGATTCTCTCTATATAAATATAGACGATAGTGCTGTTAAATGGAAAAAAGGACAAACGTTTAGATTGGTATTTGGAGATCCAATTGCTACTGGTGGATATAACATCGTATTCAGAACTGATGCGGCTAATATTCTAGGAAATGGATCTTATGGAAAAATAATCTACACTTTACTTTCTTCTGAGCTATTATCATCAAAACCAATAATTGAAATTACTTGTACCGATGATAGTGGTTTCAATTTCGAATTAGACATATTAAGATAAAATGAGCGAAACTAAATATACACTGACAACCCTCCTTAGTGACCTATTGGCACTACAAAATAACGGTTACGAGATTATGAGTAAACTATCTGAGGTAGTTTCTTCTAAATCAGATACCGTTGAAATACTTGTGCTCGATCCAGAAAATCGTGGTTCATTTAAAACCGTTAAGGTTCCTTCTTTCGGTTCAATGAAAGAACAAATCTCTGCATTATCTAAAAATGTGGAAGCACTTTCTGGTGTTGGTGAATCTGCATCGAATGTTCAATTGTCAGATGGTTCATTTAGAAAAATTTTAGTTAGTGAACTTAAAAAGGAAGCGGCAACTATTCAATCGGTATCGAATCCGACTACATTTGCCACTAAAGAAAATTGGTTCTTTGAATCTTTTCTTAATCCTTTAATGTATGTAACATATGATCTAACCAATCAAGTTAAATTCAACACGGAAAATGTTGATGTTGCTCGATATATCTTAAACCTTGATACTTATGAAAAAACTCAAGTATTCGAACAGAGACTTAAAGGAAGATCAGATATCAATTATGATGATTTTGTAAAAATCCTAATTGATTACAATATTTCTTATTTCCTAGATAAAGATGTAATTGATGTTCCACCGAGATCCGTTCGTTTCTATGGAGATTTTTCTGTTTTAGATGTTGCTGATTCTACCACTTCATCAGTAGTTGACGGAGTGACTATACAAAATCGTCAAATTATTGTTCAATTAGATAACCTATTTTATAATGATTCTAATTCTCCTTACCTAGATACTCAATCTCTTAAGATTGGTGACTTCTTAGTGGTAAATAATGGAAGAAGAAATACTCGTTACGAAATAACATCTATCGATGGAGGTCAACGTAAAGTTGCTCTTAAATTAATTGAAGGATTTGATCCAGTTGCTATTGGTGCTAATGTTCTTTCGTTTTATACTGAAGATGTTTCGAGTATCAGTATCAACCTTAATGTTGGATTCAACGAAAACTGTGTAGTATTTATTAAAGCTATCGATCCAGATTCTAAATTAGAAGCAATCAATTGGTCTCCGGGTTCATCGTTTTATACAAATGAATTAACCATCATCGATAACACTACCGGAAATACGGTTTTCTTATCCGATTATTATAAAAACTCAGTAATTGACTTTGGTGCCTTTTTATACTCAATGTCAAAAGAGAAAGTTCCACCAGCAATCTTTGGTTTAACCCCGGATGCACCAAAACTTACTGCATCAGATTTCAAAGTAGTTCAAATCAATAATCACTTAACTGATACTTCACCGGCTGCAAAATTAAAAAAGCTACAAGCAGACAAGATACGTATATCGGCTGATATTGCTTCATTAGATGCATCAGTTAATCAATTAAGAGCCAAGATACAAACGGTTAAATATACAACAACTCGTTTAAGAGATGTTGATGAAAATAAACTTAATGCGTTAATTACGCAAAAAGATGCGGCAACTCAATTATATGCAACCACCGTTAATGAGATTGTTAAAATTGGAACTGACCCAAATTCAGATATCAATCCTAAGTACAGACTTAGAGGTTTCTTTCCGATGCCTCAACCTAAATTATCGGATAGAACTAGTCCTCAACAAGTAGTTCAATTTAATATTCAATATCGTTATCTACAAAAGAATGGTAGTGCTAATTCACCACAACAAATTCCATTCACAGATAATAACGGTCAACCAAGAACAGGTACCTTCTCTACTTGGACTGAATATAAATCAGAGTTAAGAAAGAGAGCAGTAGACCCTACTACCGGTGCTCAAAAATGGGTAGTTGAAGATGTTGAAAACCCTGATTATGTAAATATTAATCAAATTGATATTGCTATACAAGCCGGAGAAGCCATTGAATTCAAAGTTCAATCTATCTCTGAAGCAGGTTGGCCAATATCACCATCTACATCTATATACAGTGAAACAATTAAAGTAGATTTTCCTTCAGAACTAGAAGTAGATCAAGGCTTAAATCAAATAGTTGAACAGGCTAAACAAGATAAAGTTAGAGTAGATTTAGAACTTGCTCTTATTCAAGATGGAGTTCCACAACACATTTCTACATCATTTACTCAAGGTGAAAACTATTGGGCGCATAACTCATTTGATATTGCATCAGGTTACTTAACTCCTGAAAATAATATCATTTCGTTATTTGATAAATTGAATGACCTTCAAACTCAAATACAAAATCTTGCTGCTCTTATTACAGTTGCTAAAGGTGTACTAGTTGTTAAAGTTATTGACAGTCAAGGAACCGAATATACAGTAGAGGCTAATAAAACTCTTAAAATATTTGCCGGTAATTACAAAGATGAGGTTGCCGGATTAAACGTTAAGAAAGGTGTTATTATCACCAAGAATTATTTTGTTCAAATACAAAATGCTGATACATCACCTCTTGAAATGTATGCAAGAATTTGGGGTTCTAAATACCAACCTGCAAATGCATCATACTCAACCGGTGCTGGATATTCAACAACCGATGCTGATTACAACACAGTAAGACGTTATGATTATGTTCCTCTAGCTCTATCAAATCCTGCTACATTAGATGTTAATCGTTATGGAATTATAAATCGTCAACCTGAACAAAGTGCTCAGGTTAGAGGTCAATATATTAATTCTAGATATTTAGCAATTGATGGTATTACCAAGTTATTCTCTAACGTTGGTGGTGCTACTTATGGAGTTGTAAGAACTGATTTATTCTTACAATACGGTAGTGGTGGAATTCCATCAACCACCATTAATGCAAATGCTCAATATGCAACATCACTGGATCAAATGGAGTACTTTGCTGGAACAACTGCATTAAGTGCAATTACTTCACTGGCAAATGGTCAACCAACATCTGACTTTATTTGGAAACCTACAGTTTCTGGATCTTTCGTAGTTGGGTCAACATCATCAATCATTAATACATTCTATGATACTGATATCCTAGTTCATCGAGATCATCCATCTATTATTGATTGGCAAACCGCTTGTGCTGGATCTACCGCAAATCTACTTAATATAACTAAAGGATCGGTAAGAAACTCTCGTTTTGCTCCAGTTCAAGTTCCTAATTATGGATACGGAAGACAAACCGCACTTTATTTTAATGGAGCTTCAGCTGGTGCAATTGGTGCTACATATTCTAAAGTTGCATTTGTTGAAAATGACCAATTCTTATTAGGACCTAGATCATGTGGAGCTTATCTATTCCTTAACCCAAATACTCATGGAGATGTTGTGGTTGATGGTAGTGGATTCGATGCAGTTAAGACTGTACAATTTGGAGGAGCAAATGCTCTAAATATTCCTATCACGTATCAATATCGTATGACCGACTATTTTGGTTATGGAACTTCTGGATTGGGTAAAATTGGTGGATCTTTAAACGCTTCACCTAATGCTAATGTTGAATATTCTAAAACTATAGGAATCGATGTATACTCAAATCCAAAAGAAAATCAAAGATTCTCATTTGATATTGAATTTACTTCTAGATATCGTTCTAACTCTATTGTTGGTTCTCTTCTTCCGGTAACAACATTCGAATCCCAAATTAATACATTGACTAATGTGGTTAAAAACATTAACCCAACCGTTACACAAATCAAAGGAACTGGTATTAGTCAAGTAATATCGGCTCCAACCCCTAAAACTCCGGCAGCAGTTAAATCGTTAGCTAATTCGATTAAGTCTGGTGGTGGAGGAGGTTGTCCAGACCCAATGACCCCAATCTCTATCTCACGTGATCTATCGATAATTGCTGGAGAACTTAAGGTTGGTGATATGATTTATACAATGCACGAGAAGACAAAAGAATTCGGTATGTTCCGAGTTATGGAAGCTAGTCCTATCGAACAAGAGAAATTTGATATTACATTTACTGACGGAACCTCTATTAAAGTATCAGATACTCACCAATTCTTTATGTCAAATGAAGAATGGATGAGAGCTTATAACTTAACTGAAGGTATGGTTATTAAAGGTCTAGAAAGTGATAAAGTTATTGAATCAATCGAATCAATCGGTATTGGTACCGTAATTAAATTTGAGATTGAAGATGCACATACCTACATATCTAATGGATTAATTTCACATAATAAGATGGTTAAGAGTCTTACCCAAGCTTTTAATTCTGGTCAATCGTAATTTGATTAAGAATTTCGAACTAGATATGTACAAGTGGTGTATATCTATGATCTAAATCAATTGGATAAATATATTGTATGGCAAATAAGATACTAAAGAGAACCTCGTTCGGTCTCATAAGAACCAATCCTAGATTATCAACTAACGTAAAGCTAGTTGCAGACTCTTCAGATAAACTTTATTTGGAGAGCATTGACTCGAATCCTATTTTGAGTAGTTCTTTATATAAAGGATATGAGGTACAAACCGATTATTCTCAGGATCTACATAGATTTTTTAATCAAGGAGATACCATCCCTAAAAATCTTCTATATGAAGTATATGAAGAAGATGGTGCAATATCGGTTAAAGATCGTTACAAATTTCAAAGAGACTTTACATATGCTCTAGGATCATACCCTAAAAATTCTAAACTATATCCAGAAGAATTCGCAGTATTTGCTCCTCTTTGGTTAGAAAGAGATAATATCCCCGATTATTTTGTGATCTTCCGAATGGACGGTCCAGTAACAAAGAACATTAATACCTCTGAATATGCAAATGTAGATAAAGATACAGATCCTGCTTTAGATGAACTCATCAAAAACCCTGATCTATTTTTCTCTAATTATATTCAAAAGGCTAAAATCGTTGCACAATTTAACCTAACTGATAATACCAATATTGGATCTTATTTACGTAGACATGTCAACGATCCAGAATTTCCAGAATCGCCTTTATACTTTTCACCAGAAGAAGGTGATCTAACATATTGGCAAGGTATATCTCTAGATGAAGGTGGATTTACTAAAAAATCAGAACCTATAAATACTGATTACGTTTTACCAGATAAGACAGTAGTTGAATCGGAAGATTTTATCACATTCGGTTTCTCTAGAAATTCCGTTGTTTGTGCAAATCTAATAAACATGGAATTTTTGTTCGATGATACTGAACAAGAAGATTATAAATTCTACCGATACTTTGGTATGTATGTGAGTGAGCAAGAACTTGGTCAATTTACAATTGATCCAGATAAGCTATATGCTGATAGATTTGTAGAAAACTCACAAACACCAACACCGATTATACCAAATGTTGGAGATCCTACATTAGCAGAGAATCAAATTCAATCTAACGACAAAGGAATTAAAGTTTATCCTAATATTGTATCAGGAACAACTGGAATTTATTCAGGAAGACTTCTTACATGGGAAGAAACTCAAAGATCTAGATTTGGTTACTTAAAAGATACAGCCAATAACATCTATTCAATAGATAACATATATGATTGGGTAAGTGAATATCAAACTCCTGGATCTACTTCAGCCGGTGACACTTATACTGATTCAGCTTTCTTACGAGTAAAAGATACCACTGTCAATTGGGCAGCTTTTGGAGGTTTTCAAGAGCCATTCTCTTATGTTACCACTTTTCAAAATGGTCTATCGGGATCGGCTAACTTTACATTCGATGTTCTTAAACAACCAACAGGAAATGACCAGATTCGTATTAAGTACACAGATCCAACTAG